AGCTTGCGGGGGGGGGCAGGGATGTGCACTGTTCATGTGGGCGACATTCCCGACCATCCCGGACGCGCTAAAAGTTATGGAAGCATGGGGCTTTACATACAAAACGGCAGCATTTGTCTGGATCAAAAAATATAAATCGGGCGGAAACTTTTATGGCATGGGCGCGTACACTCGCGCAAATGCAGAGGTTTGCTTGCTTGGAGTAACGCCTGGATTTAAGGCAAAAGAGTTGGTCAAAAGCCATGCGGTGCATCAAGTAATCGAATCTCCGATACAGGCTCACAGCGTAAAGCCGGACGAGGCCCGCCGCCGGATCGTTGAACTGTTGGGCGATGTGCCCCGAATTGAATTGTTTGCACGTCAACGCGCACCCGGATGGGATGCGTGGGGCGATGAATTGAAATAAACGGAGGAAAGAAAAATGGATGGATTGGTAAAGACGCCGGGGATCCTGTTGCTGTTGCTGGGATTGGCACTGTGGGTGGCGGTAATATTTCTGGTTCCTGCTGCGCTGGTCAAGTTCTGCTGGCTGTATCTGTTCGTGTAATGACAGCAAAAGAACTGCTGACTGCAAGGAACAGGCTTTGCGGCAAGACACGGAACAAAAGAATCTTCCTGCCATGCAAGGGCTGCCCGCTGGACAAACTCCGGGAACCTGGAATGACCTGCCGGGATAGCGTGCTGAAACACCAAGCAGAAGCGGAAGAACTTCTGAAAACGGAATAGCGACACTCCACTATATAGGCCGCCCACCGCGGCGGCCTTTTTTCATGAGCATGGGAACAGGCCCAACCCGGTTCAACTCCGGGATTGCCTAAATCAAAAGGAGGATGTGCCGGTGCAGAGATATTATATCCTGCTGAAAGCGTCTGGCGGATACAGCTTGCCGGAATGGTTGCCGTACAGGTTGGATGCTGTCAGCGCAGAAGAAGCCATCAAGAAAGCAAAGAAGCTGGCCGAAACTCACTATCTGGAATACACGGATTTTGAAGTTCAGCTGATTGAGAACGAAGGGAGAAGCAAATGAAGCTGGCAGCAATCGCAAAACTTATCAAGGCTGACGAGTATTGCAAACTCTACAAGGTGATCTATGACGTGGGTTCTAACTACGACTTGTACATCGGCACCAAAACGGCAATCTTCCCGCTGACTGGTTTCCCGAAAGCACAGAATGAAAGCGAACTGGCAACGCTGCTGGGAATCAGCAAGAAAGAGTGGGCGGATATTCAGTTCGGTGCTGATTATTGCCCGAACGGCATCAATGACATCGAGGGCATGAGCCTGGAAGATACGGCGGACGGAGAGATGGACTGCGTAACAGGCAGAATCAGCATCCGGTACTGTGGGTGCGAACTGCTCCCTATGATTGAGCCGACTTCTGGGACGGTCGGGTTTGTGGATGCAAAGCAGATCATGCCGGTGGCAGATGAAATCCGCAAGAGCGGATATTTCAAATACTGTGTGCGGAAGATGGCGAGCGGTGGCAGCTATTACGTCATTAAAGATGGCATGGTGGTACGCGGCGCAATGCTCCCTGTGAAACTGGAACCCGCGGCAAAGCAGGAAATGCGCGCCCTTACCGACATGGTGATGAAAACCAAGGACTTTGCAGATGTTGAGGACTTGAGCGAGCGAGAGAACGAAAACGATGGCTGACAAGTACATCAATGCGACAAAGCTGATTGAGCGACTTAAAGAGGAAAGGACACATAGCCTAGCAATCGGAAGCATGGAATCCAGCGCTTGTCGGAACAATGCTGGAACTTAAAACCAAGCACATCCTGGGCGAGATTATTTCCGTCTTGGAGGAAGAACCTGCAGCGGATGTGGTGCCGTGTCCGGCCCCGAACTGGCCGATTTGTCAGAACTGCGGTAAGCCGATGGTGTACTGCGGAGAGGAAAAGACCGGGGATATTGTCTGGAAGCGGTATAGCTGCAAGGATTGCTATAACCAAAATGTTGCAAGAAGGGTGACAAACAACGATGCGTAAAGTTTTGAAACTGCTGGCCTTGACCGCCTGCGCTGCTGCGCTGTGCGGAACGATGACAGGATGCGAAGAAGTCAAGGACGTAGTGACCAGCGAAGAACCGGTCAGGACGGTATATGTTTACCTGCCGGACGGAACCTTACTGGACAAGGGACGGGCAGACAAAGTGAGTTCATTTGTGCACAATGATCGTATTGTGAAAGTCACAATTGACGGGAAAACGTATGAAACCAGCTGGGCCAATGTGGTTTTGATGGAGGAATAACATGGACGCTGTGAAGAATGACGTGAAGCGGCTGGTCAAAATTGAACTGGCCGCAGCCAACAAGAAGTTTCGGATGTTTGCCGGGCCGCATGAGGGCGTGGCGGTCATCCAGGAAGAAGCGGTGGAAGCTGCACAGGAAATGGATGGTCTGCGCCGGGAACTTAATGCTATGTGGATGGGCGTTTACTCCAATAATCCGCAGATCTCAACGAAAGGCGTATATGACCGGGCTGTTGCTCTGGCCGTGGAAGCCATCCAGGTGGCAGCAATGGCCAGGAAGTTCGACCGCAGCCAGCGCCGCCATTGGCCGGGAGCAAAGGAGCCGCACTATGGCGAAGAAGAGTGATGCGCCGGCAGAAATCAAAACCATCACGCTGACCATGAGCCGCCCGGTGGCGGAAGCTGTACAGGCTGCCTGCGAGTGGTACTTGCGCCTGCACATGGGACAGTTCTGGGACGTGGCCGATGATCTGTGCATGGCGAAGTTTTACTCTGACTTGGAAAATAACGCTTTTCAGAGCAAAGAGCAGCGGGAAAATGCTTTTGACGTTGCAATCGACCGCAGGGACACTATGCGGGAAGGAATGGAGAGGCTATATAACCGATGCGTCCTTTCCGCTCCTATCTCGGATGTGATGAAAGTACCGTACCGGGCAGAAATTGTCTGGTTGGTTATCCGGCACGCACTGGCCTGGCACGATAACCCAGAAGGTATGCCGGGCTGCGTCAGCTATTACGACCCGATGAACCGCAGCGACCAGCCGCAACCGAAAATCGAGTTGAAGCCGAGCGCAGAAAAAGACGGGCCTACCCACGATGGTAAGTACGAGGATCGCTAAATATGACAGAAAAACAACTGTATGATGCCACTGAAGTGGAGAAAGTGCTTAGAACGCTAGAGAAAAATTTCATGGGCGTTTCTCCACGCGGAAAAGAACAGGCAAATGTAGTGGCATTTGTAAGAAAACATATCTCAGCCATTCCGAAAGTAACCCCGGAGAATCTGCAACTGCTGACATACAACGAGGATGTGGAATATCAAAGCATAGATTCGTTCGCTTGTCACAACTGTGGAACGTGGATAGAAAATTGGAACAAAGTTGAAGAAGATTCCGGCGGGTGCAGGCACAATGCGGGATGGTATGTGCCAAAGTGTTGCCCGGAGTGTGGAGCAAAAATCATTTCGCATAAAAGCTGCGCATTTTGCAGGTGGCACTTGCAAGATGGAACCTGCTTCAACAAACTGGAAAAGAGATCAACGACAGGCCCGGAGGATTCCTGCTGGATCTGGGAGGAACGCGAGTAATGGAAAATGCCGGCTGCACCTGCCGCTGGCACGAGGGCTACACCTGGATCTGCTTCAACGGTGAATCTCCGAACTGTGCCGACATGACAGACCCGGAGAATACCTGCGAGTGCTGGGAAGCCAGAACGGAAGAAAACGGTATCGGTGACTACGAAGTGAATTAAGCAAGCCCGTCATAAAATTGCCGCCCTGACGAGGCGGCAAGGGGCTTGTATGTGTAACTTAATCTAGCGACCACGGAAGAACACGCCGGGGAAAGCGGGGGTCAAGGGGGAGAAAACGAGGGCGGGTCTGTAGGGCTTGACGGAATGGGAAACTTAGAAAGACCTGCCCGGCGTTGTATCCCCCTTGTCCTGCGAAGCCGTGTGTGCTTGGTCCACAGAAAAGAAAATCCCAGTAGAACTTTGCGGAAGGAGGAGGTGAACGGTGCGGGCATGGTACATTCGGGAGCAGAAACACATTCTCGGAACATCCGATTATGCAGAAGTGGATCTCTTTGAAACAACAGACAAGGAACACACCGCGAGCACCCGCCGTAAAAGAGAACTGGCGACCTCCATTGCGCAGCAGAAGTATAACGACATGATAGCAAGGCGGTATTTCTGCCAGCTGGCCTATACGAATTTCGGGGAAAGCGACTGGGCGGTCACGTTTACATACGACCAAGACCACCAGCCAGCGCCCGGAGATTTTGACCAGGTAGACCGGGACTGGACGAACTTCACCCGCCGCTTGAAGCGCTTCTGCAAAAAGACGGGGCGGGAAGCATCCAAGTGGATGCAGGTTGCAGAATACAGCGTGGTGGACGAGGACGGGAAAGTTACCGGCAGACACCACCATCATGTGATCCTGCAAGGCAATCTGACATGGCAGGAAATCAAGGACTTGTGGCGGGACAGCACCGGGCGGCCGATGGGGCTTGTGAAAGCTGAGCCTATCGACCTGACCTGTTCCAGCTTTGAGCGCTTGACGACCTACATGACGAAAGCCCGCGCCCGTATCCGGCGCTGGCGGCAGAGCCAAGGACTACAAAAGCCGAAAACCCCGCGACCGAATGATACCAGATGGAGCCGCAAGCGCTTTGACGAAGCGTTTGCCCTGCCGGATGATCGTGAATACTGGGAGAAAAAATACCCCGGCTATACCCTGCGCGAGTGTGAGCAGCACATCACCGGCAACAACACCAAGCACCTGATCGTCAAGTTACAGAGAAAGCCGGAACCCCGGCGGAAGAACAGGAGGAACCAGCCATGAGCACCAGGCTAGAACTGGATGACCTGCCGCCGAAGTACCGCGCGCAGGCAGAAGCACAGATCGCGGCCCGCTACCGGGGAAAGTGTACCTCTACGCAGCCTATGGCCGATGCTGCCCGCGCTGCAGGAAAGCTGAGCAAAGCCTTTGATTCCTACGGCGAGTATGTGTACTATGTGGGAACCATCCTGCCCGGCATCCAGTCCGGCAAGATCGTGTCGGCAGAGCCGCACCCGCGCTGGACGCTGCTGCCGGAGGAAGAGTATTGCTGCATCAAACTACCGGCGGCACGCTATACGGCGGACTACAAGATCACCTATGCGGATGGCCGGGTGGATATTGTGGAGATCAAGAGCAAATTTACCCGGAAAATGCAGCGGGACTATATCTACCGCCGCAGGCTTTTTATCGACCTCATAGCCAAGCCGAAAGGCTGGGGCTTTGTTGAGATCATCAACCCGGACACCAAGGCAGAAGTGAAAGAATGGAAGCGCCTGGCCGAACAGGCGGGAAAGGATTCATCATGGGCAAAAGCAGAGCAAGAGTGCCGGCCTTCTACCGGCAGAGCATCCAGAACGCGGTAAACCAGCAGATCAATATTGGCAAGTCGAAGCACCGCACGATGCTGAACCGTGAGGCAATCGGGCAGGTGGTTTCCTACTGCACCATCGCGGCCGCGCATGATCTTTTGGACTGGGGCGAGAAAGAATCTACCATCCTGACCCTGAAAATGAACAATGCTGCATCCCGGTATATTCTGGATCATGACAAGTACGGTGCACCGGAAGCCAAGAAGCGGCTGGAAGAGCGCACCGCCCACCTGATGCCGGAAGAGTTCTGGCTCCCGGCGGGTGATCTGGTAGGCTCTGAAAAAAAGTTGCGCATCCTGGCAGAGCGCCGGGACGCTGCAAAGATGATTATTCGCTTCATGGCTGAATCGCTGGAAGAGATGGAGTACATCCCTGAACAGATCGAGGCTGTAAAGAAAGAAGCCAAGGCGAATTATGACCAGTTCCTTGAATGGAGCAAAGACGGTGAGGAAGTAGCCTATGACCGTCTGCGCCGCGTCATCGAGGACATTTACGGTGTAGGTGCCATGGTAGAGCGTGTAGAGGGCGAGGACCCCATTTTCGGCAAACCCCTTTTCAAGAAAGATTTTTGAATTTCGGGAGGATTGAGCAGTGAAGGTACACGAGGCGGAAGTAATCTTGAAGTATTATGCAGACATCCCGCAGCGGATAGAGATCATCCGCCGCCAGTGTGCCGCGCTGAACGATGAAATAGACCCTATGCGGGGCATGGGAACAGATGGGATGCCCCACGGCGGGGCACCTGGGGACAGCACCGCAGCAATGGCCTGCAGGATGGAAGAACTGGGCATCGGCGAACAGCTGCGCCAGCTGGAACGGCAAAAGGAGATTTTGCTGAAAGATCAGCACACTATTCAGGTACAAATGAATTGGCTGGATAGTGGCCACAATCTGATTTTGACGGAGTTCTACATCAGCCACAAAAAATGGCACGAAGTACAGCAGCAGGTGCCGTACAGCGTGCAGCACTTGAAGTATCTGCGGAACGTGGCTCTTGCGCAGCTGGGCCGGGGTCTGGAACGGCTCCCGGGGTGTGCCGCTCTATTATCGCGTGCGTTAAACACGCGCGAGGACAAGCCGCGGGCGGATGCATGGGCGGAGGGCGATATTCTCTTATAGGCAAGGCGGCCTATGGAACCTCATGCGCAGGCGCTTCCGCAAAATCGTGTCCACCATCCGCAGAAAAACAAACACGACTACCACGAAAATCTGAAAACAGGCATAGAAATAACCCGGCGGACAGTTGGCCTACCGGGTTTCGTGCAAAGGAGGACAAAGCTATGGGAAAGAAGCATAAAAACAAGGTTCGGGTGCTGCCCGGAAGGATGTATAGGCTGGTACGGAGTGACAGGAGCGTATACTGCGACGCAGAGAATGTGCTCAAAACCTGCTTTATCAGAGAAATCAAAGAGCAGCAGGCCGCACGGGAAGAGGGCGAACTGTGCCGGTTCGTGAGGATGGCACCGGATGGTGGCGTTGAATTGATTTCAAACGCAGGTGCCGTAGTCCGCTTCAAGAACACAGGAGATCTTGTGAAAACACTGCGTTTCGCAAAAGATGTGCTGAGAATTACGGAAGTCTTGAAAAATGGGAATCAAAATTGAACTGACCGATGATGAAATTATTGAACCGTCTGGCGGAATAGCAATGTTTGACCTTCCGGGCAGAGAATTTCCAGGGAACGAGGATGTGCTGTTTGATCTGCGCTGGTCTGTGATTCCGCGGAGAGAGGGCGGAATTGAAGTCTTTGGAGGAAATGATGGCAAAATAGTCCTAGAATCGGAAGAAGAGGTAAAGGATCTGTGCGAAGCTATGATACGTCAAATTAGAGCAAAACCGATATTCTCGGATTAAGGAGAGCCGCTGCTGGACTGCAGATCTGAAAGGCGGGCAGCTGAACCGGCTTTTTGAGCAACACTTTTGACTTTTGCCCAGTTCGTATCAGATCGGATGTTTTCAAGAAATTTAAGCCCGTCAGGTCATCGACCCGGCGGGCTTTTTGGATTTCGTGATTTACTTTTCGTGTGGCTGCTCTGGATCCGGCGGTGCGTGGCGCTTGATGATGATCTGCGGTTCGTTCGGGTCCCGGCCTTCCTCCGCGTTGGCCTGGGCAATCTGTTCAGCCAGGCCGACCGGCAGGCCGTTTTCATCCAGCGGCCCGGTGTAGCCCTCGTAGTCCACAATGTCGATGCAGGGCGGCTCCGGCACCGTCTTGTAGTAGCGGCCATCCTCGTAGTTCAGGTCCGTTACCCGGTTCCAGTAGCAAATATCCCCGTGCTGCTCCTGGGCGGCTTCCATTGCGTCCCTGGCCTGCTCTTCCGTCAGGCCATCGAACAGCATCCGGGTGCCATCCCCGAAAGCGGCGACCAAACGCCAAGGGGCGAAAAACTCAACTTCATCCATGAAAATACTCCATTTCGTGCCGTTTCCGTGAATGAGTTGGGGTTTTGGGTACGGAAAAGTCCAATTCATTCACAAAAAAGTGAATTTCGTGTACAAAATCAGCGATTCGACTTCGTGGGGATGTAGCCATGCAGGCAGCGATTAAAACCGCGTTTCGTGAGGGCATCAGTAACTCTGTCCTCTGGGAAGTAGTAAGTAGACCCGTCTGCCGTGGGCGCCGCCCCGGCGGGATACTCTGCGCCGGTGTACCAATCTGTTTCCGTGTCATACTTGCGGTGCAGGTACTTGTAAACATCGCGCTGGGCTTTGTCGAACACCTCCACGAAAGAGAAGGACGCACAAGGCGGCAACTCCTTTGCTAGCATGGGTGCGTTCTGCGCCAGCCATGCAGCCATTACGGTTTTAGCTGCATTTCGTTTCGGCTTGCCTTCCCGGTGCACTAGATCCAGCAGCTGCACGACAAGGGGTTTAGGCAGATCGTTCAGCACTTCTTCCAGCGGGTAAGGGTTTTCGTGCAGGAGCGGCGAGGTGCGCAGTTCCGGCACAAGATCCAGATCGTGGCAGGTGATGGGCTTCTGCCGGTCATCCACACGCTCACTGGTGTGGGAAAGCATTTCCTTGATTTCGTTCTGTGCTGCATCGGAAAGCTGCTCCACCAGGTCGAGGCAGTCTGCAAAACTAAGCTGCGCTTCGTTCCGTTCGCCGGTGCTGCGGCCGGTCTTATAGGCCGCGTCAATGATACCCAGTTCCATAGCAAGGCGGAAAACGTGCTTGCAGGGCTTTTTCCGGCGCACAAAATCGTTGCAGGTGCAGCTTGCAAGGCTGGTCTGATACGGTTCTTTGCCGGACCCGTAGAAAACACCGGTTTCGTGTTCCTTGTCAATGCTGATGGGGCTGGTTTTGCTCTGCTGGGCGCTGGCAAGGCGCTTCTCTTCGTCCGCGTCTGCTGCGTGCTCTGTCCAGGGGCCAAATGCAGGGATCATAGTCATAAGTGGGAACCTCCTTGTCAAATTTCGTTACATCAATGATAGATTAAAACGCAAACAAAAGCAATAAAAATACAAGAAGATTTCGTGACGGAATACGAGAATAACCCCGGCGGGCTGCCGGGGCAGGCTGTCAGAACGGCAGGCCGGTATAGTTGCGCATGGGCAGAGCATCGGCGGCGGGAACCAGCATATTAAGCAGCTGCCGGTATAAGGCCGGGTTTGCCGCACGCTGGGCGCGGAAGTCCTCCAGAAACTGTGCCTGCGCTGCCAGATCGGCCAGGTTTTCGTCATCCACGTTATAGCACTGGCACTGATCCGGCCCGGCGGAGTATATCCAACATCGAACCATGAAAACACCTCCTTCCTATTTCGTGATATGCCCGGCGGGATGCTGGGCTGTGGGGCTGGGCCGCTTTATCCGGTGCGGACCCTGCCAGGGTTTCCGGTTTCGTGTCAGGCGTGGAGCTGCAGGAACGTGCTCTGTGTGGGGATCAGGTGGCGGGAAAGGGTGTCGGTGTAGCTGGCCTCTCCCTCGTAGCTGTCCACCACCCGGCGGTCTGCGGCGGCCATGTCGTGGTAACTCTTTTTGCCGTAGGTGGGCGGCAGCCAGCCCTTGCGCTGCCCGGCGTAGAGGTTGAAGGACTTCAAAACATCCGTGTTCGTAAACTCAATGTGGCAGGTGCCTTTCTTGTAAAACGTGGCGGTGAAATAGTGCAGCTGGATCTTCTGGGTCTGGCCGCTCTTTTCGGCGGCATCCAGGGCGGCGCGGAGTTCGTCCCCGTTGTAGGGCTTGCCGTTCGTGTCCAGGAAGTGCAGCACCCGCTCGATCTGGGCCATCTTTTCGTTGACATTCCAGCGGGGATAGAAACGGCCATCGTATGTATCAAAGGCGTTGCAGTGGAAAATCACCTTGCGGTTGATCTTGTAGGCGGAGTTCGTGCACCAGCCGTTGTAGTAATGCACATTTTGGGAATACTCTGCGTTATAGTGCAGGTTCGTCCAGTCGTCGAACAGCTTTATAATTTCGTGGTCGATGCTGGAAAGAAGATTTCGTGAAATTTCTTCCCGGACGGTCAGAATGTTGTACGCGCTGAAGTCGTAGCCTTCAAGCTCTTTGATTCGCTTCTGATAATCCTGCTGCATTTCGTAGGTCATCGCATCGAACAGCTGTGGCATTTCAAACAGCTGCTTCCAGTACATCCCGCGCAGTTCCCGGATAGCGTCGTTATAAGATTTCGTGAAAGCCATCACGGGGTTTTCTTTCTTACCAGCACCGGCAGAGGAAAACAACGACTTGATTCCGTTGTACTCTTCATAGATCCGGCGCACACCCTCTGCGGCGGCGTTGTACCGCTCAATGGCTGCCGTGATGGGGTCCGATGATACCAGAGCGGCAAACTCTGGGTTATCCTTTAGCCGTTCCGTGGTTTCGTGTTGGAGTTCCAGCCGGATCCGGCTCACCGGCTCCCGGTCGGGAATATCCACCGACACAAGCGCAACCTCTACGCGGGCAGCGCGGCGGGCGTTCTTGAACGCATCCGGGATATATTTCACCGTGGCGTGCAGCTCTTCCAACTTTGCGGCCAGCTCTTTCCGTTCGTTGGTGCAGGGGTTGCGCAGGGTTTCGGCGTTGAGCAGACAGCGGATCTTGCCACCGTCCTGCATAACGTCCAGCGCTTTGAGCAGGTGCGCGGCACCGGCGGAGAAAGGCGGATTCATGACGATTGCAGCGTATTTCGTGGTGGGGCGGAAAGTCAGAAAGTTATCATGCACCACCCGAAAACCGTCTTTCTTCAGCTTTGCGCGGAAGTCGCTGGAAAGTTCGATGCAGTCAAGCTCTGCGCTTCGTGCCTTTTCCTTGTCGTAGCGGTCAACCTCGCCGGTCTTATAGTCGTGGTGGACGTTGAACGCCAGAGCGTGGACCTGACGCGCAAGCGCTCCATCTCCGGCGGACGGTTCAAGGATGGGTTTCGGGTAGGTAGTGAACCCGGATTTTACTTCCCGCAGGGAGAAAACCATATCAAAGGCCAGGCTGTCCGGCGTGGGATAGAAGTCCAGGGAATCGTTTGGGGTGGTCATCGTGTAAACCTCTTTTCGTGTTTCGTGTCATGCACCCGGCGGGCTGCCGGGGCTGTGGGGCTGGGCCGCTTTATCCGGTGCGGACCCTGCCAGGGCATCCGGTGCAGGTCATGCAAACAGGCGGTTGCAAACCTGCTGTATTTCGTCATTCGCTTTCATGGGAGCCAGCAGCACGGCCACGGCGGCGCGTTTCGGATCTACCGTGTCGGTTGCCAGGATGGGAGCAAATGGGCTGTTGCTGCCGTGGTAAACAAATTCGTGATGATCCACAAAAGCGTCATACTCCGAATTTATCATGATGGGCCGGGACCCGTTGCGGAACATTCGGAACGTGCCCCAGATCTTGCCCTTCATTTCGACTTCCTGCAAAAGTGAAGTGCGCTTGACCTCTTCTTTGCAGTCGCTCAACTTCTGGAACATCTGCGCGGCGGTCAGCTGGTGCGGATCGTTGGCCACAAACCCGTCATCGCTGGAAACGATGGTCACACCATCGGCGGGGGCTGCCTGCATGGTCACGGGCTGGATCACTTCCGGGTAAAGGACGGCGGGCAGCTTGAACGCTGCATAGCCGGTGATGATGTACACGCTGCCGCCCTGGCAGGTGATCCGCACGGCGTTGCGGTTCTTGGCTTGGCCTTTCAGATAGGCGGTGATCTTCTTCACGTTCAGGCCGGCGGGGGTGATGGATGCTCTTTTCATATTGCAAAAACTCCTTTTCGTGTTTCGTTCTGCTTTTCGTGCCCGGTGCGCTGCCGGGGTAGTGGGGCGGGGCCGCTTTGGCCGGTGCGGCTCTGCCAGGGTTTCCGGTTTCGTGTCAGGCGGTGAGCAGGTAGCCACGGCGGGCACAGATGAGGGCCAGACGGGCGGCGGTGATCCGCTGCTGCACCTCTTCGGGGCGGCCGGTGCACTGGGCTTCCCGGCGTAGGGCCTGCAGTGTCCACTGCTGGCGCAGAACTTCGTTCACCTGGTCAATGATGTTGTCAAACTTCTTCATGGTTCAAACTTCCTTTCGTGTTTCGTTTTGTGGTGATCCTCCCGGCGGGGTGCCGGTGGGAAGTGGGGCGGGGTTGCTTTGCCCGGTGCAGCCCTGCTAAAGTTTCCGGTTTCGTGGTGGTGGATCATGCCAGCAGCCCGGCGGCGATGCTCTCAAAGTCCAGCTGTTTCACCGGCGCTTCATCCAGCACGGCCACGGCGGCGGGGGCGCTCTTGGCGTCCTCTACGGCCTTCCGGGTCTTGCGCCAGGCGTCCAGCGCGGCGGCCTGACCCTTGCGGTCGGTGTCGGGGACAGCCAGGAAAGCGGCCTTTGCTTCCCGCTCTGCCTGCTGTGCGGTGCGGAGCGCATCCGGGGCAGGCTGTGCGCTCTTCTGCGGGGCGCTCTTCGTGGCGGCGGGTTTCTTTGCGCTCTTCGGTGCGGTGGGCTTGCTGGCCTTCTTTGCGGCCTTCTTGGTGGGCAGCGGGTCAACGTGGACCAGCTCCGGCAATTCGTGCCGCTCTTCGGTGATGATCGGGGCAGCGCTGGCGGCCTGCTCTGCGGCGGCCTTGGCAGCTTTGCGCTGATCCGCCAGCATCTTGTTATAGGCGCGGATCTCGTCCAGGCTCTTAAAGCGTCCGGCAGGTGCGGGGCGGCTTGCTTCCACCTGGCCGATGTGGAACAGGTGCGCAGGTGCCTTGTAATAGTTCCCGTTGTCGTCCTGCTCTTCGGCTGCCTTGGTCAGCGCGTCCGGCTCCTTGCCGCTGCTGCGGGTCTTGCGGGGGCGGGTGTCCAGCTTCCAAAGCCGGGTATCAATCGCGGCCTTCTCGCCGGTCTTGACGCTCTTGCCACGCTCCTTCCATTCGTGGAACGTGTGGAACAGGCCAGCAAGAAGCAGCTTTTCCAGCTCTTCGCCCTGCTGCTCTTCGGGCACATCCTTGAAGTGAATCTCTTTGCCCTTGGCGGCGATCTGCTCCGGGGTGTAGGCCAGCGCCAGGATAGCGCGGCGCTGTTCCGGGGTGTGATACTTCGCGTTGACTTCGCTGTAAATGATCTCGTTGTTAGTCATGTGTAACGCTCCTTTGCTTGTTGTGTTGGTGTTCGGGATGATCTCCCGGCGGCTGCCGGGGTAGTGGGGCGGGGCCGCTTTATCCGGTGCGGCTCTGCCAGGGTATCCGGTGGGGTCAATCCTCTTCGGTGCAGTCGTGGCAGTAAAGTGCATCAATCACTTTGTCATCGCTGAAATCTGCCGGGGTGCCGTTGGCATCGACTACCAGCTGCACCCGGTCGAAGATGTGCAGATCGGTTTCGGCATCCACCAGAAAATACCAGTCGTCCCCGTCCAGCGCATCAGTGCACCAGACTTCAACTGCGCCGTCATCGGTGGCGGTCATGCCCTGCACAATGGCCGGGGCGATGTAGCGCCCCAGGGGGCCGACGGTGTAGGGGCATTGTGCCGCGGCCTTTGGTGCGGTGCCTGCCAGCAGTGCGGCCACCAGCGCGGCGGCGGTGGTGATCTTCTTTGCAGTGTTCAAAAGTTTCATGTTCTTTGCTCCTTTGCTTTTTCAGTTTCACCCGGCGGGCTGCCGGGGTAGTGGGGCGGGGCCGCTTTGTTTGAGCGGTGCAGCCCTGCCGGGGCATCCGCTTGACTTTACCGCCTGTCGGTGGTAAAATCATTGCAAGATTGGTGGATCAAATCCCATCTTGCTAGGCTGTCAACCGTTTGCCCGGTTGGCGGCCTTTTTTGCTGCCCACTCTTTGAGCAGCGCCGCCCAGATTTTCCGCTTGTCGGATTCGGGCAGCTTGAAGAAATTTGCGCTCATGTGTCGGTTCTCCTTTCTCCCCTGTCGGGTGACTGGCTTGCGTCCGGCGGTTGCCGTGGCGCTTGCTGTGGCTACATGGTACCACGCAGAAACAAGACTGTCAAGCGTGGAACCACGCAATCTACGTTTTGCACAAAAAGCGTGGAACCATGTTGTGCAAAATGCGCATGGAACCACGCCGACAAATCTTGTATAATATAA